TAAGAAAAGAGTTACAATTCTTTAATCGGGATAGAGAAGATAAAGAACCTATGGGTCCTGGAGATGAAGAAGCAGATGCACAAATGTCTTTCCCACAAACACCTAGAGATACAACTTTAGATCCATTTGATGAGGATGATAATTTAGTTAGAGCTAGGTTTGAAAGAGAAGAAATGGGTGATTTTGATGATCCCACACCAATGGGTGAAGCAGATCCTAGAGATGAAGACGATGATGTAATTGGAGACTTTACCTTTATAAAAGATTTATTTAGAGGTGGATTTGATACAGACGATGATACTGATGATGACACAGATTTCTTTGCTGACGAGCCTATGCCAATGGGAGGTGAGGCAGATCCTAGAGATGAGAGTGATGATGTAATAATGAACTTTGAAGAAGGTGGTGAAGTTAAAGCAGACTTTGATGGTAAGAAAGATGAGGATGAGGATGAAGGTGATCCACCACCTCTAGCTAAACCTGAAGAAGTAGCAGACGATATACCTGCACTCTTGTCAGAAGGTGAATATGTATTACCTGCTAATGTAGTGAGATATATAGGACTAGAGCGTATCATAGATATGCATCGTCAGGTATTAGCAGAGATACAGCAGATGGAAGATCTAGGCATGATCCAGAACGTAGATAAGAATGGTAAGCCTGAAGACGATGATGATGAGATGAAGTTTGCTGAAGGAGAAGAAGGTGTAACCAAAGGCACTATTATTATTGCATCAGCTAAACCAAAAGGTATGATGTGTCCAGAGCCATTGAAGTTTGGTGTTGGTGGAGTTAGCGGTGCAGATGATACCTCTCAGGATCCTGATCCTGGAGTAGGGCCAACAGGTGAAATGGGTGGTACAGAGAAAGGTACAGGAGGAAAAGGAAAGGGTCCAGGAGGAAAAGGAGGCGGTTCTCCTGCTGGACCGGGAGAACTTGGATTTGAAGGTAGAGAGAAAAAAGGTGGATTAACTGAAACAGAAAAAGCAGGTATGCCTGGTACTGAAATGGAAGGTTTCGGATTAGATAAAGACGCTACAGAACTAGATATAGCCTTTGAAAGGTCTAAGAAAACTCCTATAGATAGAGCTTTGTATGGTCTAGGAAAACTTGGTGAAAGAATGGGGGTTGAAGTTACTGAAGCACGAGCTAGAGAAAGAGAAGCATCAGAAAAAGAAGCAAGTCAACCTGGTGATATGGATCTTGAATTAAAAGAAGAAAATATAAAACAAGATAAAGTTGATGACGTAGTTTCAGACTTAATAACTAAGAATGTATATATAGAGGGAGTTGGTTATGTTCCTCTTGCAAGTTTAATGTCACCTAGAAATGATGTAATGGTGTGACATTAGTATTGGCTACCTACTACCCTTCTCGCGGTGAGAAGCTACTAGTAGCCCCATAAGAAGAAAGTAAATAAAATGGAAGCAGTACAACAAGAAGTAAAAAACGCACCTATGCGTTACACTAAAAAGACTATTGAAGAAGAAGAAAAAGAGATCGAAGAACTAGAGGCTCAAAGAAATCCTACAGAAGAAGTAGAGGAGTCTGATGAGAATCTAGATGCTGAAGAGAAAACCTTTAAGAAAAGGTATGGTGATCTTAGAAGACACACTCAACAGCTACAGGATCAACATACAAACGAACTACGTAAATTACAACAGCAGGTAGAAAGCTTAACAAAGAAACAAGTAAAGCTACCAAAGTCTGATGAAGAGTTAGAAGAGTGGACTGAAAAGTATCCAGACGTTGCAAAGATAGTAGAGACTATTGCTACAAAGAAAGCTATGGAAGCTAGAAAGGATGTAGAAGAAAGACTTAAATATGTAGATGAAATGCAAACTCAAGTTCAGTTACAGAAAGCTGAAGCTGAGTTAGAGAAGCTACATCCAGACTTTGCAGAGATTAGGGCTGATGAAGCATTCCATGAGTGGGTTGCGGAACAGCCAAAGTGGATACAGTCAGCACTGTATGAAAATGACAATGACCCAAGAGCTGCAGCAAAAGCTATAGACTTATATAAACTAGAAACACAAAAGACTAAGCCTAAAGCTAATACTAAAGATGCAGCTAAGTCAATTAAGAAAACGTCAAGAGCAGAAGAACCAAAGACACAAGACAAAAGTGCTTGGTCTGAGTCTCGCGTAAAAAACCTTTCTTCTAAAGAATGGGAAAAGAATGAAGAGGCAATCACAGAATCTATAGCAAATGGTACATTTATATACGATTTAACTGGTGCTGCAAGATAAAAAAGTCTTGACAAATTAATTAAAATGTGATATACTTTGTATATTACTAAAACTAGCATAGGTATTTGCTAGTGTT